CCTCACGCTGATTAAGGCGCGAAAGGGCCGGCGCACTGTCTATGTACCCAGGAGGCTGATACAAAGATCCTCCCGGTTACATACCGTCTACCCATTGTGGGTAATACCTCGATAGCGTCGTCGTCCTTAAGGAGCAACAACTCACCCTTGGCACCCATGACATGTACCGCCGGATTTCTCTTCCGGTCGATACGTGCCACGGCTTTGACAAGGAGTCCGTGATGATCAATATCTTCATCAAGGACTGGTTGTTCCAGCACTGTGTCAAAACAGTAACCGTCCCAACCATGTTCGATCTTGGCTTGCTTATAGCCATAGATGGGGTTCACTTCGTCAAAATATCCGACGAAGCCTCCATCGCCAAGACCGTCCACTATAGAGGGCCTACGCCAGCGGGCGGGTGCATAAGACCGCAACCACCTGCATATCGAGAGGAGCTCCTTACGCCGCTCGGGACCCAGCCAGACACAACGGTTTTGATACCGCCATATCTGGTTATGGATCTTGAAGAGCGACAGGAGCTTCCCATCGTACTTTTTGACGTAGAACGGAGTGATGTCGTACCCGCGATAGTAGTGTTTACCACAACTCTCGCGAAACGCACCAGTCCAATAGCTCTTCTTTGAGTTGGGTGTGAAACCGCACTCTTGAAGGAGGCCACAGAAACCGGGCGCCATGGTGCTGGGGACAATGATATCATCCCCATACACCGATATACGACTCACCTCCTCATCATGGAGCGTGGCATACGCATAAGCAAGAGACAAGAAAATCAACGTCTCAAGCTCAAACGTGTACCCGTTTCCCATTGACGAGAACTTCTGGTAAAATGTTTTCTCACCAGAAGGAAGAACTCCGAACGGGCTACGGCACTGCCCAAGTGCCTCTAGCCAGTCGGAACGGATCAACTTCTCGACAATAATTCGGCTAATACAATCACTAGCCATACTAAGGTCGATAGTTGCCAATCGCCCAGCAAAGCTGCCAACTTCGGCCAGCCGCTGGTTCTTCGTTTGGTCATCGAGATTAACTCCGATGGCCCGAAGACGATTGCGAATCACTCCACCGATACCTTTCTGGACGTAAATGTTCATGTCCGGTTCGATAGCGATGGTTCTATCCGTTTTGTAGTTCTTCGGGACAGTGACGACGCGATTGCCGTCTACGATTTTCACGTAGCCGACGCCCTCTGCCTCTGAAAGCCACGGAAGTTCTCGTGACCACAGAGGTGAATGCTGAAGTACTGCATTCGCGAGGATCGCGTTACCTATTGTTGCCTGCGGTGAACCGCGATATTTGTGCGCAGCATCCGACTTTCGTCGGGGCAGTCTGGTAGTGGCGCCAGGGCCCCACCCAAAATGCAACGCTGCTTGGTCCCAGTCGAAAGGTCCCAGTATCCTAGAAGCAAATTTCCG